TACGACGTTACCAGCAGCGCCATAACGCTTATGGTGTCCGTGTCCGCCATCCACTCAGGCATGTCGTCGATGATACGCTGTGCGAAAGCCAGCGATAATTCTTCTTTGGTCATTGTCGTCTCCTTTGTTATGCGCGGGGCATAATGCCCCGCATTGAGTTAGCCGTTGCCGTTGCCGTCGCCGTTGCCGTTGCCTCTGCCTCTGCCGTAGCCGCTGCCGTTGCCGTTGCCGTAGCCGCTGCCGTAGCCGTCGCCGCAGCCGTAGCCGGCGCTGTTGCCGCGTCCGCTGCCGTTGCCGCTGCCGTAGCCGTTGCCGTCGCCGTCGCCGTCGCCGATGCCGTCGCCGTAGCCGATGCCGTCGCCGCTGCCGCTGCCGCTGCCGCTGCCGTAGCCGGCGCTGTTGCCGTAGCTCATGGTTTATACACTGCTGCACCGTCGATCGTCGCGTCACATAGCCCGTGCGTTGGGATGATCTCGCAAACGCCTGACACGACAATGTCGGGCACGACCATCGTGATCTTAGACTCTGCGTGGGCTATGCCGCAGATCGAAACTTCTGATAAGCTGATGCCCGTCCCCCCTGTTGCCCATGCCCAAAGGCGTCGGCTATCCTCGAGCCGTACCGAAGTACCCTCTACCGCAGTGAGTGTGCCGTGGTGCACGCCGCTGTCGCTGGACCTGATAAGTACACGTGCACCGATCATATGTGATGTAAGTTTTTCCATTGTCGTCTCCTTGTTATGCGCGGGGCATAATGCCCCGCGTTGAGTTAGCCGTTACCGTAGCCGTTGCCGTTACCGTAGCCGTTGCCGCTGCCGTCGCCGTAGCCGTTGCCGTCGCCGTAGCCGCTGCCGTCGCCGTTGCCGCTGCCGTTGCCGCTGCCGTTGCCGCTGCCGTTGCCGTAGCCGTTGCCGTAGCCGTTGCCGTCGCCGTAGCCGCTGCCGTCGCCGTTGCCGCTGCCGCTGCCGTAGCCGCTGCCGTCGCCTCTGCCGTTGCCGTAGCCGTTGCCGTTGCCGGTCATGCTGCTAAGCATTCCGCAGGTGCAAACATGAACGTCACGTCGTGGCAGTCGCACGCAAGCACACCGTATTCGGCCGCGTCGTGGTAACGTGCGAAGTGTGGTTCGTCGGACACGTCGCCTACCGTGATCGGTCCAAACTCGCGGGCCATGTCGTCGAGCCATTTGCCGAAGGCAGTGTCCTCGGCAGCGTCAAGGCCGCTCGTGTCGCCGTAGGCAATGGGGCAGAGCCAGTGCGCAGGTACTGCAAGTGTGAGTGTGTCGAATGTCATGTTGTTTTCTCCTTGTTATGCGCGGGGCATAATGCCCCGCGTTGAGTTAGCCTCTGCCGTTGCCGTAGCCGTAGCCGTTGCCGCTGCCGCGTCCGTTGCCGCTGCCGTCGCCGCTGCCGTTGCCGTAGCCGCTGCCGTTGCCGCGTCCGTTGCCGTTGCCGTTGCCGCGTCCGTTGCCGTTGCCGTTGCCGTCGCCGTCGCCGTCGCCGCTGCCGTAGCCGTAGCCGCTGCCGCTGCCGTAGCCGCTGCCGTCGCCTCTGCCGTTGCCGTAGCCGTTGCCGTTGCCGCTGCCGTTGGCTCTCATGCCACCTCGACGCCGTCGGCGTACGGGTCGTGCAGCACAGTCGTTGTGAAGCTGTCGTATGCCCCGCGCATAACGCGCAGGACGGCACGCCCATCGGTCTTGGGTAGGTACTCCAGCGCATCGTCGGGGTAGGCGTACACGTTAGTGCCTAGTGAGCGCACGAGGATATAGATCCGTTCGCCAGTGCGAAGCTGCGCAGCGCGTGCAGCGTCATGCACGAGGTCGATGTGGTAAGCGTCGTCCGCCATGAATGGCATAGCCTTGTGTGAGATAGACGAGAAGGCGTGCCGGAAAGCATCGTCGTGCATGAGTTGGGTAGAGGTGATCTTTGGGTGGGTTGAAATAGTCATGTCGTTCTCCTTGACTGGTTATCGTTATGCCCGGGGCATAACGGTTGTGGTTAGTAGGTAGCTTTACAGGATGCGCGTTTGTATAAGGTCATATAATGCGCGGCGTGTTTCGGCATCGGACCCTGCGTCCCCCTCGTCAGCAATGTCGATGTGGTCGGGCGCCACGCTGTCGGTGTCGTCTGTGCGGTTCCGCGCAAGTATGTCGACCTCGACGCGCAGTCCAAGTTCGAGGTCTCTCTTACCCAAGAGCCACAAGGCTTGCTCTTGGACGTCATTGTCAAACTCGGGGTTCACTTTCATGATCGTGTCGATCAGGTGCTTCTTCTTCATGTCGTTCTCCTTGGCCGCGGTCAGGCACTGTGCCTGCCGCTGGCGTGTTGGTTGGTTGGTTGGTTGTCATTATGCGCGGGGCATAAAGCGCCGCGCGGTTCATTGGTTCGCCGCCTGCCGTAATGTTCGTTCGGTTGCACCGGACAGCTTGCTAGACTGCATCGGTGGCCGTGCCCGTTTTTCGGTTCTGTCTCGCATCATATCGTCCGTAAATCCGGTAGGCCGCAGGAGGCGCAGGGCGCTTGTCCTAGGCACGGGCTGGAACGACCGACCATTATGCGTGGGGCATAATGGCAGTCTAAGGAACAGCGGGACGTTATCTTGCCCCGATGCGATTGGTCGACAGGTCGGTTAGCATCATCGAATTATGCGCGGGGCATAATTCTAGCCTTAGTCGTACAACAATGATAAATAGCGGTTTCGTAAGACTAAAGTACCATATAACGTGTTATATGTCAATAGATATGGGGGAAATAGTTAGGTTCGAAGGAAATAGTTTGCTGGGCGAAACGACGTTATGCCGCGCGCATAACGCTTCCCGCAGGGCGATGTAACTGGCGCAGGGTTGGGGTTATGCCACGCGCATAACGTGGCTTAGTGGCACGAAGTGGTCGGAGCGGAAGAAGTTCTTGAATGTTCTTTTAGGCGAGAACATTAGCAGAGCCATAAAAATAAGGGGTTTGGTGAAAGCAAAAAACGCTCTTATATATAGTAAGTTATTGAAAACTCTATATATAATCGAACATTCTACCCTGCGGTTGGCTAAGTTATTGATATTGCAGTAAAGTTCTAATGTTCTAAAAGTACGCATTTCTGACAGTTATTCGAAAAGTAAAAACGGTTTTTTGTGTGGCTGCCGTTCCCTGCCTCTCAGACCGAAAAAATTCTTGGGAGCCTAATGTTCTCGAAATCACCGAACATTACGAACATTACCGATTTATCGTGTTATTTCAACGACTTAGCCTGAACCCCCAAAAAAGAACATTACGAACATTCTCCTACATTATAATGATTTCAATGGGTTACGTTATGCCCCGCGCATAAAAGCCTTATAAATAAGGGGTTTGGGGCTTCCCACTAAGTGATGTAACTGGCGCAGAAAGCGGCTTGACGGCACAAACAAAAGACGATATGCTGATCTCAGCATATCGGTTTAGGGCCACGGAAATTACCGCGCCGGCCAGCCGATGGGCCAACCCCGAACGTTAGGACCTCGAATTATGCCCCGCGCATAAGGCTTCCCGCTATGGCATGTAACTGGTGCGGCATGGGCTTGACGGCACAAACAAAAGACGATATGCTGATCTCAGCATATCGGTTTAGGGCCACGGAAATTTGGCCGCCGACTGGCAAAAACTCCTCACACCGGCGCGCGACCTTTATGCCCCGCGCATAAAGGCTTCCATCACAGGCTTCCATCACAGGAACTGGTGTAGATAAATGGCGCAGCCGCCCGCCGATCGGCGGACACAAAAAAACCCCACGCACCATGTGATGCGTGGGGCTGATATCTTAGGCCTTGAGGACGACAGGCTTTTCACCGCACAATTCAAGAACGCGATTAAAAGCAATCATTATTTCCTTGTGGTCGACGTCCGTTGCGAGCTTGTCACTCGTAGAGTTTGCCACAATCGCTTTTGCCATTGCACCCGTATCGTGGACAATCCGTTCTTTAAGCGACTTTTTTGCGCCCGACTTGCGCTTGGCAGCAGGTGCCGCAGCAGGTGCCGCCGGATCCGTTACCGCGTCAGGTTCCGCAGCAGGCGCCGCTGGATCCGCCGCAACAACAGGCGCGAGCCATTCCGCATAGTAACCGCGAAACTTTGCAACGCGGCCCGATACATCGGTTGCCCATTCCCCCTTCGTCTTAGTCACAGGCTCAAAGGCATTCTGCCCGACAATCTTCCGACCCGTCAGAATCGCTTTACCGTCAGACGTGGACAGGAATTTTTTGGCGAACGCGGCACCTTGCCAGCCGATCAAGATCCCTTCTTTAAAATCCGCGTAATCAGCGCCGTTGCCCTTGATCGAGTCAACCGTGACACCCGCGTCATTCAGCGCGGCGAACGCGGCGAACCGCGCACCGAGCGCCTTGTTATCGGACTCGGACGCAGACTTGGACGCGGCAAAGACAGGACGGTTTGATGTTTTCTTAGTGGACATGGTATTCGCTTTCTATTGAGAAGTCAGGCCAGCCAATCTGACCTGATATCCAATGTATAGCACGTTATAGGCGCTATGTCTCGACTTCACCCCATTTACTACGGTTTAACGTGGTTTTGTGGCGTTATACGTGGGGCATAACGCGGGAATCGGGCGATCTGGCGACCCCACCGAGGGGCATCCCCCCGCTGGCCACGATAGCTCTTCCCTCTATATACATACTATTCCACTCAAACCCACCACAATCCTGACCGTTTTGGTCAACTACACCACCCCCTATTCTCGTCGACCTCAGCCCCCCAGTGCATAAAACACCCCCCACCCCCTTTGTATATTTAACGTGTTACACAGACCCCCACCCCCTCATTTGGCATGGTTTACAGTATGGAGTCCCATGTTATATAGTGGGGGTATTATCTGTTATTTACAGGACGGATCTCAGCCATGGCGCTGCACTTAGATATAGACGACGGCATCCCGGTGCCGGACAAAGACGACCTCAAGGGTCAGGCTGACCTGATTCAGACGGCCCGAGCTGCAGCTGCAGCGGCAAATCTTCTGGAGCAGTACGGGCTCGAACCTAAACCTGCGAGCGACGAGGACAGGCATATGGCCGCGGCCTTGGCCACGCAGTATGCGAAAGACCCGATGTCGACATCGGCCGCGGCGACGCCGTCTCGCATGTCTCGTCAGACGCCTGCGGCACTCAAGCTCACTGCAGATATCCTGAATCGTTTCGGCCATGCCGTCGTGAAGGACGCGGTGCAGGTGCGGCACATGGTGACAAACAAGCTGATCGAGGAGACGGAGAACCCGGACCCGCGTATTCGCCTGCGGGCCATGGAGCTGCTGGGCAAGATCACCGACGTGGGTCTGTTCACGGACCGCAGCGAAGTGACGGTCACACACCAGACAACGGACGACATCCGCGAGAAGCTACGTGAGAAGCTCACGGCCCTCAAAAACGTAACCCCTACCGACCCGGAGCCCGGGATAGAAGACGCGGAGATCATTGAAAATGATTGATAATATTGTAGCCCTGACAGGCAGACCCGTCGGAGCCCCCACCGGAGAACCGGATCGCTTCTTGGTCGAGGTACTGGAGGACTTGCTGGAGCGGGCCAAAAGCGGGCAGATCGTAGGTATGGCGGCAGTCTTCCTCGAACACGACGGCCAGAGTGCATATGATATTGTCGGGCGAGTGGGAGGATTTACGATGGCCGGAGCACTGGCCGCAGCCGTACATACCGTCAATGCGTATAATGTGGCCGAAAGCCAGTTGGGGGATTAGGACGTGATTGACCTGCATGTCTACTCGCCGTGGAATCACCAAAACCTGCGATCTTCGCCCGGAGAACTACATCTCATATGTGGGCAGAGCAGTGCGGGACATCGTGCCAAAATGGTGTACATCTACGGATCTGACAGGGAGTGGTCTGACCCACGCGCGCAACAATGGCTGCGAGAATCCGTCATGACACGGCTCCCGGATGACAACCCGGCGCGGGTGGTGTGGAATGCCTAACCCCACTACTCAGTTCACGCAGGAAGAAATAGACCTGCTGTTGGACAACGTAGACAACTTAGACGAGCAAGAGCTGGCTGAGCTGGACAAGCTCGTGGGGGACCTGTCGGAGCGGCAGCGGCTCCAGAAACTGCGTGACG